AAGACAATGGCATTCTTCAGCGCGCCAGAGGTCAGCGTGAAGGCTCTCGTCGGGTCGGCCGTCTTGGTGAACGTCCACGAGCCCGTGCCGCCAACGACCGACAGATTGCCAATCGTCGCGCCGATCGTCGTGTTCTCGGCCTGGCTGTTCGCCGACAGCACGATGGTCGCACCGCCCCCCACGCCCTGAAGACGGGTGTCCACCACCGTCAGCAACAGCCGATAGATGTCGGCCGCTCCAGCATTGCTGAGATGCGCTGCCGAATAGAGCGCGTCGCGGGCTCCGCTGTCGGTGACGTCAGCTACCAGAACGATCAGGTCAGCAATGGCACGCGGGTCGTCATGCATGGTGGGGCCATACACCGACCGGATAGGCGCCGCGACACCATCGTAACCAGCCTCGACGAGAACGTCGATCAGGAGGTCACGAAAGGCGACCCAGTCAGTCAGAGGGCCAATCTCTGCTTCGATCCGCGTGCGCAGCGACATAGCGAGTCTCAGGCCGCCGACGACGCAGCAAGCGCCGCGTCGATCACGGCGCGGATCTCGGCCTTTAGGTCGGCCGTCCCGAGATCGATCGACTTCTCGGCGGCGAATGCCTTGAGCTGGGGAATGGTCATGTCGTCCAGCTTGGGATCGTCTGCGTCCGAACCATCGGACTGCCCGCCTGACGGAGGCTCTGCCGCCGGCGCCACGACCTCCTCACCCCATTCTTCGCGCAGTGCGACAGCGGCGAGCTCACCCTCGATGATCTCCCCAACCGCGATCTGGCGGGGCAAAGGCTCAGCGTCCGGTCGGCCGACGAAGGCCGTCGTGACTTTGACCTGCATGGCAGGCTCCTCTGTGATGTTGCGGGAAACGCGGCCGGGCGGCAGGCCCGGCCGCTAGTCTCAGACCGGCGGGTTCGGCGTGGGCGCGAGGTTGGGGTGACCGAGCAGCCAGCAGCCGGCCACGAAGTGGTTGCCGGAATCGTTGGCCGCCGGCGTGATGGTGACCCGCTGATAGCGCTTGCCCCCGGTGTAGCCGATCTTGCGCACCTTGTTGTCGTCATCGGCTGCGGTGAAGCTGGCGATGGCCTCGGTGCCCAACAGGTCGGCATCAGCGACGGCTGCGTATGTGACATTGTCAGCGCTGTCCTCGAACAGCGCCGTGAAGGTGGCGTTCACATCAGTATTGGCGCCGATCAGGATCAGGAACTCCACGGACTCGTAGCCCTGACGATCGCAGACTTCCGAAACGTAGGCCGTGTTGTCTGTCACCGCCGCCTTTGGCGACAGGCCTCGCTTTGCAGTGATGTGGTTGTGCAGGTCCTTCATCGGACCCTCCTTTGCAATGTGAGAATTTCGGGAACGACGAGGCCGGCAGCCACTTGGCCGCCGGCCTGCTCAAGGCTCGGTCGTCAGCCGATCAGGTGCTGCACTTCAGCAGCTTGATCGCCTCGAAGTTCTGCACGCCGCCGCCCACCCGCTTGGTGGTGTAGAACAGTACGTAGGGCTTGGCGGTGAACGGGTCGCGCAGCACGCGAATGCCCATGCGGTCGACGATCAGGTAGCCGCGCTGGAAGTCGCCGAACGCCACCGGGAAGGCGTTCGAGCCAACGTCGCTCATGTTGTCGTCGTCGGTGACGGGGTAGCCGAGCAGCGTCGCCGGCTGGCCCGCCTGGATGCCGGGCTGCCACAGGTAGTTGTCCTGGTCGTCCTTGAACTTGCGGACCTTGGCCTGCACCTTGCGGTTCATCAGCCAGCGCGCGTTCTGACGATAGCCCTGCTTCAGCGCCATCGTCAGGTCGATCAGCGGATCGGCCGGATCCTCGGCAATGAAGTCGGCCGCCGATCCGGTCACCATAAACCCGAGCTTGCCCCAGCTGTAGCTGGCATCCGCTACCGTGGAGTAGCTGAGCAACCCGCGCGGCTTGTTGACACCGTCGCCGGAGATGAAGGCAGAGCCTTCCTGCTCGGCAAAAGTGATTGCCACTTCGTCGCCCAGCCAGGCGGCGATATCGACTGCGGCATCGTCCAGCAGCGACTGCGTCGCCGCCGGCATCGCGTAGAGCTCCATAGCCGGAAACTCGAGCGCCACCAGCGTCGGCGTGTTGGTCTGCGGCCGGCTTTCCTTTTCACCCACCCAGCCGCCGCCCGAACCTCCCTGGTTGACCAGCTTCTTGTAGCTGGCCGCCGAGATCGGCAGCACCCGCGAGATCTGGCGCATCGCCGACACCGTAGTCAGCACGCGGTCGATCGATGTCTCCATCTGCGTGGTGACAGCAAAACCGCCTTCCGGATCGCTCGAGCTGGTCGCCGCCGCCTTCACCGCAAGCTCACCGAGATTGTCCTCGACGCCCTTGCGGAAGTAACGGTTGAACGCCGTGGCATATTCCTTCTGCTCGGCGGTCTCCGCCGCCTCGCCACCGCCGCCGACCTTCAGCGCTTCCATCCGGGCGTTGATCGTGTCGAGCGCCGCCTGCAGTTCAGTGATCGAGCCGTTGATCCGGTCGACCTTCTCGTTCTGCACGACGTCGTCGAACTTCTTCTCGACGCCCTTGATCCGCTCATCATTGGCATTCTTGAAGTCGTTGAAGGTCTTCTGCAGCTCGGCGAGGATCTTGCCGGCATCACCGGCATCCATGCGCGGACGCATGATCAGGCCACGCGGGCGCGCCGCCACCAGGGCAACGTTCTTCGGATCCTGCAGCGCGTGGTGGCCGGACATCGGCAGCAGGCTCATGGCCATGACGGCATCCGGCAGCGTCGCGAGGTGCAGGGCGCTGGTGACAAGATCGGGCGACGCGGCCATCGCGGCGACGCAACCGATCGCGAGCGCGGCAAGGACCGCGCCCATCAGGTAGGTGATCTTCATGTGAAAGCCTCTCAGCTCTTGAGGGTGTTGATCAGCTGCTGGATCGCAGCCATGTCGACGCCTGCATCGCGCGTGGCGGTTGACCGGGCTGCATCGCGCGCACCCGGAGAATTCGTGAGTTCGGCGAGCATCTCTGCCCGCTGGTTTCTGGTGAACCCGGAACGCGACAGCGCTGCCTCGGTCCGGCGCCGCGCCATCAGAGCGGGGTCGATCCCGCCCTCGGCGCGCGCCTCGGCATCCTTGCCCAGGTCGGTGTCGGTGCGGTCGGCGAAGCCGTGCTTCAGCGCTTCGGTCGGCCCAAGGAAGCTCTCGGCATCCATCAGGCTCTCGATCGTCTTGCGGTCGGCCGACACGCGGGCGTCGTAGATATCGACGATGGCACTGTCGAAACTCTCGAACAGCGTCGCCGCCTCGGCCAGGTCGTGCCGGTTGCCGACCACGAGACCCCAGGCATTGTGCACCATGATGAACGTGCCAGTGCCCATGACAATCTCGTCACCTGCCATGGCAATGATCGAGGCAGCCGAGGCCGCCCAGCCGAGCACCTCGACCGTGACCTTCTGCTTGTGGTCGCGCAGCATGTTGTAGATCGCGATGCCCTCGAACAGGTCACCGCCTGGCGAGTTGATCTGCACCCGTACCGGCTTGTCGCCGATCGAGCGGAGAGCTGCCGACATCCGCTTGGCCGTGAAGCCCCCACCGGTCCACCAGTCTTCCCCAATGACGTCGAGGATCGAAATCACGTCCTCGCCTTCCGTCGCGGCGCGCGGCGTGTCGGCCCACTTGGCCAGCACGTCGGCCGGCGCCGACCACTCGAGGTTCTTCGGCCGAGCCGGCATCGCACCCTTAGGCAGCTGGCGGAGCGTCATCTGTCGGATCCTTTTCGGTGGCCGCATCTTTCCCGCCGGCCGTGTTCGGCGGATCGTAGAAGACATCGCCGCCATCACGCGGATTTCGATCTTCCAGTTCGCGCACCTCGTTGGGGCTCAGGTAGCCCCATTGCAACGCGCTGGCGTAAGCCGCTGTTCGTGTTTTGAGATCGCCTTTCACCAAGGCGGAACGATTGAACCTTGCGTAGAGGTCCGACCGCGGATCCGCGATCAGGTCGCGATCCACCGCCTGCTCCCACATCGTCAGGTCATCTTCAGCCGTGTAGGTCAGATACCCCTGATTTTGCGACTCGATGCCGGTCCCGAAGCTGGTCGTTTTTTCGGTGTCGCCAATCATGTGCGGCGGCACGCCATAAGCCATCGCGATATCCGCCCGGCTCATTTTACGACTGTCGATCCACTGCGCATCCACCAGCGTCATGCCGATGGCACCCAGGTCCATCCCGTCTTCCAGCAACAGCGTTCCGCCGGCGCGCTCGCCATGCGACTTGAACTCGTCGAGGCTGGCCTTCAGCCGCTTGTACTGTGCGTCGTCGAGGTTTGAGCCCTGCGGCATCTTGAATACGCTGCCAACCTGTGCCCCGTTCCGGAACAGGTTGGAGCCCTGCCGCTCCATCGCCAGCGACGCGCCAATGGTCTCCCTCAGATAGGTGATCGGCGTCACGCCCGTGTAGCCGTTCAGTGTCAGCCCCATCAGGTGCATGACCTGCGACTGCTGGAACACTTCGCTGCGGCCGTCTGGTCGCGTGTAGTGGTAGACCAGCGACATGTCGGGCATCTGCACGACGCGGACCCGATCCGGGTGCAACGGGATAAGCTCGGTGGGCCCTTTGTCGCCGAACATCGACCGCACGATCATTGCATAGGCGTTGCCGCGCAGCTTCACATGCGCAGTCATCATTCGGCGAAACTGGCTGGGCGTCTGCCACCGATTGGGTCGCCGATTGAGCACGATGGCCAGGCTAGTGTTCGACACGAGCTCGCGCTCGCGCTCATTGACCTTGCGATACAGGTGCAGCGGCAGATTGGCCGGCAAACTGGTCAGCAAGCGGATGCACGCATAGACCACCGCGACCCGCATCGCGGATTCCGGAGTAACGGACTCCCCGGACATCGACGCGCCACCGTCGCGCATGAATTCCTCGAGTTGCTGAGAGTTCGTAATCAGCGCCCCGCCGCCCGGCGCCTGGTAAGCGTCCCGCGGCGCCGAAGTTGCCCCACGCCCCCCAAACAACCCCACGAGCCGCCCAAAAACCCCCATCAAAGCACCCGCAACTCATGCGTCCGATAGTGCGAACCGACTTTGACTGGCGCCGGGTTGGTCGACATCAGCGATGCGGCGTTGAACAAAGCCATCAGCGGGTCGACCTTTCCATAGCCCGCCTCGTCTCGCGCAATCATCGAGGCCGTCCGCGTCGGGATGATTTTGGCGTTTCCGGCGCACCACGACATCAGCTCTTGCCCACCATGCTTGAAAGTGCCGTCCGTCAACTTGCGTTCGATAGTCTTGAACGCGCCCATTAGGCTGATGCCCTGGCGCACCGAGCCGAGCTGATCGCCTTCGGTTGTCACGCCGATATTGTCCAAGGCATCGATGATTCCGCCGATCCCGGCAGCATCGACACCTACCTTCGCCAGAAGTTCCATGTCGCGCACACGCCCGACTAGGTCTGCGACGTAGCGGACGTCGGGCGCGATGTCGTCTCCAGACGGCTCGAGCACGTCGTCAAGCAAATCTGGCGGCAGATCGTCGATCTCGTCGCCTTCGGCGTCGAAATCAGCAAAACGGAACACCGTCAGGTCACCCTGGCGCTTGAATTTCAGATAGTCCGTCGCATTCGCCTTGCGACGCGTGAGACCGACTGTCGAGATCAGGGCGTGCCCCCAACCCATCCACGCCTTTGTCAGCTTATCGCGTCCAATTAGGCCGACTCCCAAGAGGTCATCCAGCCCGCCGCCGTCAATACCGATGGTCACCACCTCGGCGCGCCGCAGCAGTTCGTCGAGCGTCAGCCCAGTTTCAATGCCACGCTCCCACACATCGGCGCCAGCCCAACCGTCCGCCCTGAGGCTGCCGCTGATCTGGACGTTCAGGTGCTTGGCGTAGAAGTCAGCGAGGTCGGCCTTGCCCTTGCGCCGCGCCGAGGCTTGCTCATCGGTGAGGTACGGCACATCGACCGACAGCCCCAAATTGGGGTTGGTCACATACCAGAAGGCCGGGTTCTCGTAGGCCAGTTCCTTCAGCAGCCGCTTCGGATACTCGTAAAGCAGGCCCAGTTTGTGGGGCGCCACGACGCTGCCGTCGCGGATCTCGCGAAACTCTTTCAGTGTCTCCTCGAACACGCCCCGCGGTGGCTTCGACGACTGTGTCGAGATCCGGATTTCGAACCCCTCAGGGCGCGCAGCAAGTCCGCCACGCGCTTCGCGTAGCATGGCGCCGGCATCGGCCATCTTGCCGAACTCGTGCAACTCCTCGATCAGCAGCCCGATCGTCTTCTTGCCGGACACCGCTTGGCTATCGGCCGCCACCACCTTCAGGATCGCATCGGTCTTTCGGTGCGTCAGTATGCGCTGGTTCGGCGCCACATGGATCAGTGCGTTCAACGCGTCGTCCGCCCGCACCATCGCCTGCGCCGGCCCGAATGAGTTGTCGGCCAGCTCGCGCGTCGGCGCCAGGATGTAGAACTCCCCCTGCTCGCGCCAGTTTCGGATCAGTGCCGTCAGCATGATGCCCGGCGCCAGCGTCGACTTGCCGTTCTTCTTCGATACCAGCATGAAGTATTCACGGATCAGCCGGCGCCCGCTCTCCGGATCATATGACCCGAACAGCGCTGTCGGCAGGTCGAACACCCAGGGGCGCGACACCTCGGCGAAGGTCGGCTTGCCAGCGACATCAGAGATCTTCAGGTTGCGGAAGATGTCGAGAGCTGCCTCGGCCTCCGCCGGGAACAGCGGGCCGCACGGCAGCAATGACTGTCCTGCAACAATCCGCTCTTCCCAGTCGAGACATGCGGTCGACCAGGTCGGTAATATGGTCTGCAACTATTGCAGCCTGGCGCTCGGCGGCGCCGGCACGGCGTAGCGCCCATTGGCCGCCGCCGCAGCTGCGCGCTGCAGCTCCTCGCGTTTGCCAATGCGCTGCGGCTCGCTGAGGCCTTCCGGCAGTTTCGCCGGCGCCACCGACCCGACGCCGCGCAGCAGCAGCGACTTCGACGCGCTATTACGGGCGCTTTCACTTTCACTGCCATCGGCAACGCGCCGCAGCACCTCGATGGCGAGGTTTGCAAACTTGCGCGCCTCGCCGCGCAGCAGCTGGCTGACGTCGGCGCCGACCACCGGCTTTTCCATGAACGGCAACATCATGTCGCCGCCCACATCGACGGCCGGTTTGCCATAGCCGCGGTCGAGGATCTCGTTGGCCGCCACCACTTTCGCGGAATCGCTGGCCCCGTGCATGCACTGTTTGACCAGCGCATCGAGCGCCAGCACCCAATGCGCCTGCGCCACGGACGTGATGTCATCGGGCACCGGCGCAGCCAGCGCCGCGGCAACATCGATGCCGCCAAGCGCCGTCTTGACAACCGCACCCTTCTTTTTCCGTCCCGCGCCCGGTCGCGCACCCCCGCGGCGTGACTTCACAGGCTTGTCAGAGCTTTCATCCATGATGTTTGAAAAGCCTCACAATCAAACCCGAATTCAAACACTCTGGCCCCAACAAGTTTTTCTCACGCATGAGCCCCAAGCGGTTAGAGGCCCCAGGCTGGCCAGAGATTTGACCCACCCCCCCTAGTCGCCGAGGCGAGCCATCCTCGCTTGTCGGGCGAGCAGGCCCTTCTTGGTGTTGTGACTGGTGCAGAGACACTGGCCATTGGCCGGATCGTAGTGCGCACCGCCATCAGCACGCTCGATGATGTGGTCGGCAACGACGTTGCGATCACTATTGCAGCGAATGCCGTTCTCGACCCACTCGCATCGACCACCAGCACGGTCGATCACGATCAACCGCCAGGCACGATGCTCAGGTGTCAGCAGCTCCGGATCCGCCCGCTTCGGTGATGGCCTCACCCGCCGGGTGTCGAGCACCTGAAGCCTCGGCGCCAGCGCCTTCAGCTTGCCCATCCCCGCACCCCAAAACGCAAAACCCCGACATTGCTGCCGGGGTTGGTCTATCCGCGTTCCTGCCATCATCTGGCACAGCAACGCACTGTGCGCTTTTGATGCGCTTATTGGCCCGATTCGGCAAGCCGCCTATGCGGCCGCATCCCCATCCCATCGGCTCGGCCGCTCGCCTTCCATGCGCAGCCGGGCGCTGCCCCGCACCACGCCCGCCTCCTGGAAGTGCAGCGCCAGCACGGCCAGCGCCTCGCGCAACAGCCGCAACACCCGGCTCCGGCCAGCCCCGCCCTGCCCCCAGCCCAGCGCCTCGGCCGCCTGGCGCACGCTCATTTCGTGGCACACCACCTTCTCCACCACGGCCGAGCCGACCATCCCGAGCGCCCGCACCGCCGCGCCATAGCCGCGCCGCGCGTCCTCGCCCATCTCCCACACCGCCGCCTCGCTGGGGCCCGAGCTGTCCACCCGCACGGCCGAATAGTCGGTGGCCCGCGCCCCGCCGATCTGCGCCCGCTCCCACAGCCCGCGATAGCGTGCCGCCGCCTGTTCCTGCGCCGGCGTCCGCCGCATCCGGGCCAGCCCGCCGATCAGCGAGGCAAGCCGGATGTCGACCTCCACCTTCACCGCCCGGCCCACCTGAGCCCGGTGCGCGTGCTCGGCGCTGGTCAGCATCGGGTCGTCTACCATCCTGCGGCTCACCACCGCCACTTCCGCCGCAATCATCGCATCGCCCTTCCGCCCATCACGTAACTTGCCCATCTGCCCATTCCCCAGCCCTGCTAACCCGCCGCCTTCAGCGCTCGTTCGATCACGCCGATGCCTGCCCCAGGCCGGTCACGTTCCTCGCGGTGCGCGGTGTCGAACACGGCGCCATCCAGCCCCAGCACCAGCGCCAGCGCCGTTTCCGAGGCCCCGAAGGTGCGGTGCATCGCCTCCCACACCCGCTTTTCCGCCTGCCCTTCGGCTGCAGCAGCCCGATCCGCCCCGCCCTTGATGGGAAACAGCAGCGAGCCTTGCCGTCGATCCGGAGTGCGGCGCGGCCTCGCACGAACGACTCTCTCCTGAGGAACAGAAGGTGATTGTTTGATTTCTATGTTTTGGCGGACTCCAGAGTCCGGGTTTGCGGACCGGATTGTCCGGTGTGCCGCCTGAGAGTCCGGGTTCGCCACAATTGTCGCCCCACGGCGCGTCGCCGCCGTCACCTCGCCGTCGAGCCGCGCCAGCACGTCCCATGAGATGATGAAGCGGTTCGAGCGTCCGGCCCCGTGCAAGACGCGGCGCAGCACGCCCGCCGCCTCGAGCTGGGCCACGGCCCGCCGCACCGAGCGCAGCGGATCTCGCCCGAAAAGCCCGAGATCGCGGGCAATTGTCGTGAGTGCGGGGCAGCAGAGCCCGGTCTCAAGGTTGCAGTGCTCCACCAGCCGCGCGCCGACCTGGCGGGCCAGCGGTGCCAGTCCGGTGGCCAGCAGCAGCGCCCGCCGCGCCCGATGCTTGTCCACCCCGCCGGTCGCCGCCGGCACACTCGCAACCGGATCGGCAGCCGCAAAATGACCTGGAGCAATTGTGGCAAACCCGGACTCGACACCGGACTCGACACCGGACGCGAAACCGGACTCTTGTCCGACCTCGCGTGCCGACTCTCTTGCGGCCTTGGCCGCCGCGCGCCTGGCCTTGGCTGCGGCACGGTCAGCAATGATGGCACGCACGATGGTCGCCGCATCGACACCATCGGCCACCAGCGAGGTCAGGAAGGCATCGGAAAAGCTCAAGTTGCCACCCCCATCACCCGAGCAAGCTCAGCTGCTCGGGCAACGCCTCGAGCGGCGAGCCGAGCGACAAGAGTGCGGATCGCATTTGCTGCCGCCAGCGGAACAACGCCGTTGCCGAGCAGCCGGAGTTCGTCGATTCTGGTGTGGGCGGCTGCTCGCGGAGCAGCTCGCAACTCGCCAGGTTTGTCCACCCCGGCGGCCATCCCATCAGCCACTCGACGAACAGCGGGTTCAAGCTGCGGCGCTCGGGCAAGAACGGCCCGCCAGGCTTCGGTGTCTCCGGGCCCGGGAGGGAATAGAGGATGATCGCGTCGTTGAGTGTCACCCCGTCGTGATGCTTCGATCCGTCCTGCCGCCCCGAAGTCCTGTTCCGCGCGCCGTTGCTGTCCGTCGTTGCCGGTGTCGGCCACTGTACCGCCTGCGACGGCAGCGGCATCCCGCCCGCCCCGAAGCTCTGGTTCGGCCCGCCCTTCTCCCCGTCGCTCGAGCGGGGCGTGGCCCAGCTCTCCGCCACCCAGTCCAGCATGTCGTTGCGGATCTTGCCGTCCGAGCGCACCAGAGCCGTCCCTCCCCCCTTGTGGTCGCGCGTCGTCGGCGTGGGCCACGCCTTCACCGCCATCGCCAGCGGCATCCCCATGCCGTTGCCGTTGATGCCCTTCGCCTTCTGCCGCTCCTGCCGGGCGCGGAACGTCGAAAGCTCCTCGCTGTCGTTCATGGCGTTCGCGTCCGCTGTCGGCCACGAAGACGCCGAGGATGAAGATCCGCTCGCGCTCGTGGCTCGCGCCCGCTTCTGCCGCCGTAAACAGTCCGCCCTCAACCGCGTAACCCAGCTTCTGTAGGTCTCGCCAAACCCGCTCGGCGCCAGCGACTTCGTCAGCCCCCGCCGCGAGCATGCCGGCGACGTTTTCGATGAGGACGAACCAGGGCCGCGACTGGACGATGATGCGCCGCGCGTCGCTCCACAGGTCGCGGGCATCGAGTTGCCCCTGCTTGCGCCCGGCAAGGCTGTGCGGCTGGCACGGGATGCCGCCAGCAAGGCCATCCACGAGGCCACGCCAAGGCCGGCCGTCGAAGGTTCGGGCATCGCTCCACAAAGGCGCCGGAGCCAGAAGGCCTTGTTCCATCGCTGCCACCAGATGCGCGGCGGCGAAGGCTTCCCTCTCCACCATGCAGACGCTGCGAGCGCCTGGAATTGCCAGCTCGATGCCGAGATCGAGCCCCCCCCCGCCGGTGCAGATGGAGATGAAGTCGAGGGGTCGGCCGCCATCGGATTCGCGCTGTTCGGGATGTAGAGCCACATTCACCGCCCACCCTCCGGCTCAACGGCGCGCGCCTTCAGCGCCGGCCGCCCATCGGAAGCGACAAACAGCCGCCCCATCAGCCGGTCGGCCGCGGCTTGCCCTTCCGTCTCCGCCAGCACGTCGAGCGCGTGGCAGATGCCATCGACAAAGGCAGCGTTGCGCTGCTGCGTTTCATCCTTGAACACGCTCAGCCGATGCCGCAGCACCGGCGGCGTCAGCAGCCCCCGCACGTCGATCAGTTTCGGTTCGGTGGCTGCCATCAGTGGACCGCCTGGCGCAAGGCGTCGGCGACCACTGCAAATCTCTCTGCAGCGAAGCGGCGCACGTCATCGTCAAGATGATTGTCCTCCGGCAGGGTCATCATCACGTCTGCCGAACATGCAATCGCGATCGCCCACAGCTCCTCGCGTATTCCGGCATCACTAAACTGCCGCATGAAGTCGCGTGCCGCTGTCACCGCGAAACTGAATTCTGCCGATGTGACGCTGTCCGGCACCCAGTCAAACTCTGCCGCTTTCTTGCTCACCACAAACTCCCCTGCCCCTCGAGCACGTCTGCGGCGAAGCCGTGTTTCACCGCCAGCCAGCGCGGCAGGCTCAGCGACAGCAGCGCCATCCGCCCGGCCGCACGGCTGGCCTTGGCCGCCGCCAGCGCCCCGGGCTGCATCTCGATCTGCGATTTCGGCAGCCACTCCGGCTGGTCGGTCGCCCGCGTGCCGACGACGTGCAGAGCCGCCGGGCTTTCGCCGAGGAAGTTGACTTCGAGCCGTACCGCAGGGCTGGGCGTGCCGGTGGCACGACCAGAGGCGAGAAGGCCATGAGAGCTATGCTCGAATGGCGATGAACTACCCCTGCTCACGATGCCGCCTTCCGCCCGGCCTTCGCCGCCTTTTTCGCTGCGCGCGCCGCCAGCGTTTCGGCCACCAGCTGCCGGGCCGCTTCCTTGCGCACCGTCACCTTTTCGGCGAGCAGCTCCACCAGCCAGAACTTGTCGACCAGCCGGAAATCGATCACCGCCACGTTGTCGATGACGAACTGGCGCAGCGCCTCGCGCCCCACCGTCCATTCGGCCTTGCCGTGCGTTTCGCGCGCCACCGTCATCGGCGTTTTGCGCCTCACCTCCAGCAGCCCGCGCGCGGCCCAGCCGGCCACCCGGTCGCGCCCCACCCCGAACACTTCGGCCAGCGTCGCCTGGCTGTAGCCGTCCTCCGCCGCCTCGCGCTCCCAGCCCAGCCGCTTCAGCTTGCTGACGATGCCGGTGACGGTGCGCTTGCTGCCGATCCGGCCCAGCGCCTGGCGAATGGTCACCGGGTGCTGGTTGCCGCGCGCACGCAGCACCTCGAGCTCGGCCGCCGACCAGGGCGGCGAGCGGAAGCTGCCATGCGCCAGCCCCAGCACCTGCGCCCGGCAGATGAACCAGCGTCGCGGCCGCCCGGTCAGCCGCACCAGCCCGCGCAACCCCTCATTTGTCGGCCCGTCCAGCCAGACGCGGCGGATCGCTTCGTCCAGCTGCGGCGTCGCCGGCAGCGCCTCGCGCACCTTGCGCGGCCCGCCAGAGGGTTTTGCGGCCCTCAGCCCCAGCGTCCCCGCCTTCTGGTAGATGGTCGAGGCCGAGCGCCCGGGCAACAGCGGCAGGCAGGCGGCAAGCCCGCCCACCGGGTAGGTCTGGCGCAATACCGCCACCTCGGGCGCCGTCCAGAAATAGCCCCGGCCGTGCGGCCGCGTGCCCACCACCGGGTTCTGATCCAGCAACAGCCGCACGCTGGCCGGCGAGGATTCGGGCAGGACATCGAACGAGGCGGCGGAACCGGCGAGATCGTGCAGCATCATCAGACTCCGGCACGCAGCGGCACGACGTTGCCGGCCGGCGTTGTTGGCGTGGAAACAGTCTCGGCAGGCAACTCCGCCGCCTTGGGCAGCGGCCAGGGCAGCAGCCGCAGCGCCAAGTCTCGCTCGTGCGTCGCCTGCGTCGACCACATCGGCGGCTTGCCCATTTCCGGGTGCGGCTGCACCGCCGCGATGAGGCGATCGATCACCGCGCCCTTGGCCATGTCGTGATCGAGCTTCGGCCCGATGATCAGACTGCGCTTCAGCTGCTCGCAGAAATGCCGGATCAGCGCCGGGCTGGCGCCAGCGAACGCCCGCCCCAGCGCCGCCAGCGCATCGCGCGGCAGGCCGAACGGGTCGAGGTAGCGCTTCAGGATCTGCTCGCGTTCGAAATCGCCGGGCAGCTCCAGCGTCAGGTGCATGTCGAACCGCCGCCAGATCGCCGGATCGATGTACTCGCCAAAGTTCGTCGCCGCGATGACGAAGCCGCTGTGCTGCTCCAGCCGCTGCAACAGCGTGTTGGTGTAGTTGTTGCGCTCGTCCTCGCTGCCCGACTGCGTCGACCCGCGCCGCTTGGATCCGAGAGCGTCGAACTCATCGAGAAACAGCACCACCGGCGCCGGGTTCTGCCCGCTGCCATCCATGGCAAAGCCCGCCGCCACCGCGTCGAACAGCGCCCCGATATTGCGGCCGGTGGAGCCCACCCAGCAGTCGATGATGGTTTCCGGCCGCACGGCCAGCATCGGCAGGCCCAGCCGAGCACTGAGGTGGTGCGCCAGCGTCGTCTTGCCCACGCCCGGCGGCCCGTCGAAGATCGCCCGCTTGCGCGGGCCGATGCCGACCGCGCGCAACTCGTCCTCGGCGAAGATCTCGGTCAGCCAGGCGACGAGCGCGCCCCGCACCGGCCGCGACAGAATCGGTTCCTTGGCCTCGCGCGGCAGGAACACTTCACCGAACTCTGTGAGCCCCTTGGGCCGCGCCACCGTGCTCATCAGTCGTCCTCGTCCGGGCCCATGCCATCGCCGCCGGTTTCACGGCGCCAGCCTTCATCGAACTTGGCGCGGCGCGGATCGCCGTAGGGGAACGGGTTGTCGATCACCGCCCGGTTCTCGCGCGCAAAGCTGCGGCCAAGCTCGGCGGCACCATCCAGATCGACATCGGGCACCGGCGGCGCCTCGTAGCCGTTGGGCGCGGCCTGGTTCTTCGGCTCGCGCTTGGGCGCCGTCGCCACCACTTCCTCGCGGTTCACGCCACCCGCCAGATCGCGCGTCAGCCGCCAGGTCTGGCCACCCACCGTCACCTCGATGTGGCCGGCGCCGGTCGGCGGCACCGCCGGTTCCATGTAGCCGATCACCGCATCGAGCGAGGCACGGTCCACCGAGGCATTCTTGACGAAGCGCGCCAGCGGCGGCTCGATCGACATGCCGAGGGCGTGGAGATACGTATCGAGCAGCGCCTGCGCTTCCTGCACGTCATGCGGCTTCGACTTGCGGATCTTGATCACCGCGTTGACGATCTTGGTCTGGAAGCCGGCGGCAGCGATCTCGGCGTTGACCACCTTGATGTCTTCGCCGAGCGCCTTGCGCTCCTGTTCCAGCCGCTCGCGCCGTTCGATGAACGCCATCAGCTCGGCCGCCGAGCCCGTGTTGTGCCCTAGACTCATCACGCACTCCTCTTTCTGGTTTGAAGCTCGGTGTCCCGCGCTATGCCCGGGCGTGGCTGGTGTTGCGTCATCGCCCATTCGCGCCCGCTGTCGCGCAGGCGCTCTTTGCTGGTCAGGCCCAGGCGGTGGGCCCAGCTGCGCAGCGTGTTCACCGGCACGCCGGTTTCCTCGCTCAGCTGGTCGGTGGGCGTGGTGCGATAGCGGGCCAGCAGCAGCGGCCGCAGTTTTTCGCGCGGGGTCACCAGCGTCTCTCCCGCGGCTTGAGATGCGTCGGCACCGGCTCGAGGTCCTGCCACTGCGGCATCTGCCGCTTGAGCTTGGCCACATCGGCGGCGCTGCCGACCCAGAAGAACTGTTCCAGCCGCGTCAGCCCGCGCTTGTGCTCGTGCAGCTTCTGGCCATCGAACTCGGCCAGCACGTAGAACGCGTCAGCATCTAGTGCAGCGGCGGCAGCACGTGGCCGCGCAGCCAGCTCGGGTGCGGCCGCCACTGGCGCCGCATCCACCACCACCGGCGCCGCATCTGCCGCGCCGCCTTCCGGCTCTGAGGCAGCCACCGGCTCCGCCGCCGGGCCAGCCGCTGCAACCGGCGCTGACGCTTCGGCTTCTCGATCCGCAGCCGGGCCCGCGCCCAGCGGCGCCGCATCCGCGCTGTCGGCCGCACCGGCAGCTGCCGCCTCGCCCATGCGGGATGCCGCTGCATTCCCCTTCTCCCCCTGCGGGAGAAGGGGGCCGAAGGCCGGATGAGGGGTTCCGTGTCCGGCGGCAGATCCGGCGGCTTCGCCCCCATCACCCTGATCTCGTCCCATCCCCGCAGCGAGCCCAGCATCGAGCCGAGCATCATCGCTCCCCAAAGCCCCATCAGCCTTCCTCCAGTCGTTGTCGCCATAGAGCGCCAGGCACACATCCTCGAACGCCACATCCAGTTCGGCGGCGATCTCGCGCAGCAGCCAGCCCTGCTTCTGCCGGCGCGTCGCGTGCCCCAGCTGCATCGGTGACAGGGTCATGCCGCACCGCCTTCCACTTGCTGGCCCCGCCGCCGGTTGGCCTCGGCCACCGCCGCCCGCTGCCGGTCGGCGCTGGTCAGGTCCAGCCGCTTGGCGCGTTTCTGCACGGCACGCCGGGTCAGCCCCGTCGCCGCGGCGATCTCGGCCAGCGGCGCGTTGCGCGCGTATTCCTCGAGCACGCCGCTGATGTGGCCTTCGCCGCACGCTGGCTCCCACACCAGGTCCCACTCGAGGTTGAGCCCGAGCCGGCCCTGCAACACCAGCTCAACCAGCGCCCGCGTCGCCCAGGG